GGCAGAGGCGAGTGAATTCTTAAAGGTATTAAACTTAACTAATTTGTCTGAAGAAAAACGAAAAGAACTTGCCGAACAATTTGTAGCCGCTCAGTCTAAACGCAGACTTGAAGCAAGAGGAATAGACCAAGACGCCAGACTTGCTGAACAAATCATCCGCAGAAATGCTACTGCTCAAGAAGCACACAATCAGCGGCTGGCTGACTACACACGTCTGTTGAATACTGTCAACAAAGCAACAGGTAGGAACTACCTTACCCAGGAACAGTACAACAGAGCGGTAGCAGAGTCTGTCAAGATAATGAATTCTTCCCGTGCTGGATCAGGTGCTTATACAGGCATGATGACTCAAGCATCATTCGCGATTGAAGACTTCATTCAGGGTGTTGCATTCGGAGACATTCGTTCTGGTATTCTCGGTGCGTCCAACAACTTGACAATGGTTGCTCGCGGAGCACTGCAGGCATCTGAGGGTATGACTATCCTCGGAATGTCCGCAGGAAAGTTCATGGCTGTAGCTCTCGGTTTGCCAGCAGCGGTGATTGGTGTCGGTGCAGCATTCAGTTGGTTGAATCGAGCAGAACGAGATACTCGCAGTCTTACAGATGCTCTCAAAGATGCAGAGCATGGATTCGACCAATTGCGTGCTGCTCAGGACCGTAGAGAGCATATCCAGCAGCAGCATCGTGAGATTGCCAATATCAAAGACATGGAATCTCACGACCAGAAGCGTGTGCTCTTGCTGGAGCAGCAAGAGAATATCAGAAGACGAATGGAGCAGGAAGAAGCCAAGACAACACGACTCGGCTCAGAAATGCTGTTGAATACCATTGGCGGTAAAGATGCTGAAGCCGAGTTGCGTCAGTTGATTCATTCGTTGCGAAACAGCGGTAACGAAATGGCCGCTGCTATGGGCACCAATATGGAAAAAGCATTGGGCGATGCTTTCGGTGCTGCACGTCGCGGTGAAGTCGAAAAGATGATCAATGCCTTGAGAGTGCTTAACTCCCTCGGATATCAGATGCAGCAAAATCTGCTAACAGAAGACTTTACAACAGGGGGAGTGTTTGCTGACCTCCAGAACTTAATCAACGACCCGACAGCCCTCGACAGTCTTCAGGCTATCTTCAACACTGGGTTCCTCATGCAGACTGAGGATCAAGCAAAGTTGAGAGAACTTAGAGATGAGATGGTCTCTATCAATAAAGAAAAGTTAAAGTTGCAAGAAGATACCAAGGCTAACGCACAAGCATTGCAGGAATTGGAAGAACGGCGTCTTGAGATACAGAAAGAGATGAATGACCTCGTTCATCAAACCTCAGTCGATAACAGACGCGAAGAAGAGTCTAAAAGAAAGCAACTTCAATACCAGCAAGAAGAACAACTGGCTGTCATGAGAATGACCGCAGCAGAGAAGCAGCGGTACGATCTTGCCAAAGAGCAACTGGACTTCATCGGCTTTGATCCTAAGTCTGCAGAAAACGTAGGTCAGGAAAACATGGCTGAGGCTCTCGGCTTGCAGTTCCTTCAAGCCAAAGCAGACCAGTTGCAGAAAGAAATGGATAAGGCAACACAGCCCGCACAGGTTCAAGGTGCTCTGGAGAAAGACGCATTCAAGGCTCAGGCAGACGCTTTGAAGCAGGCAATGCAGGCAATCAACAAGAAACCTGATCCTCAACTTGAAGCACAACGAGCACTGTTACAGCAGATCAGAGATGCTATCGCTTCTGGTAACGTATTCTTTCAAGGTATACCGTAATGGCTCTCGAAGAAATTATCGGCGTACCTCTCGATACAGAAGTGCTGTCTGCATCGTGGGGTACTGTGACTTTGAATGTCGAGTGGTTGGTTCGCATGACCAGCCCTCTCGAAGATTCTACAGACGTACAATACTACTTGCCGTCATTCAATCAGCAAGCAGAACCTACGTTCACTATTGGTCTCAGTCACTATCCTGGCAGGCCAGACCTGCTGCTGAAAGAATGCAGTGGCATCAAGGAAGATCAGAATGCTGGCAGGCCGTTCTGGCGTGTTGCAGTCACTTACGAGACTGGCCAATGGATGCGTGACATGTTTCCCGGAGAAGACCGGGGAAGAGGTAATGCAGGCACTAGAGACAAAGTGTATGAAACTGGTACAGGCGGCACTCCCGAAGAAAAACAAGTCATTGTCTTTCCTTGGGATGAGCCTGTAGTATGGAGTGCTGACACTCGAACTGTTACTGTTACAAAGTATCATGATGCAAACGGTGGTGTACTGTTACATCCAAACGGCCTACCTATCACCGAGGGTATTGAGATACCTTTGGAACTGGAAGTACATACCTTTACTTGGAATAAACAATACGCTGAGTTCGACTACGAAGATATCAGTCAGTACATTGGCAAGATTAACTCGCAACAAATTGACAGTTTCAAAAATGCTAATATCAAGCATGTCATGTGTGAGCGTATCAGTGTTGTAGAAAACAGAAGACCTGTAAACATTGGAACTCCTGCCGGACAATCCGTAGCAGGAACAAATGCAGAGCACCACTTTGTTACTTTAACTGCCGTATTCGTGATTGATCGTCGTCCTACATTTGAGGGAGACCAAGGATACTTTCGAGATGCTCATCGAAGAGTTTCTAAGCATACCCTCGGGTTGCTCGCTCCGAATACACCCCCTGTACTGCTGAACCCTCTACTGCCAATTCCAATCAACGGCAGGGGAGACTTTGCTCAAGAGCCGTGGCCGTTGACTCCGTTAGGTCAGGGTTTCCCATTCGCAGACCTTCAGACCGCAGACCCACAAACAGCCTTTGCCTACATCGATCCTGAGTTGCCTGTTGAGGCTGACCTGCATACCTTTGTAGCAGACAATAATCTGGAAATACCATGACCAGTTTTGGTGTATTTAGTCCTGAAGATGCTCGCGAGATACACCGTAAAGTGCTCGGCCAGCAATCTACCTCTTCCCCAGAAAACATACAGCGACGTTATACAACGTCCGCTGATATGTACTATGTGAAGATGCTGGCTGATCTTCCTGCAGCTACTAATCCTGAGACTGGGTACACTCAAGCTGATGGTTTGATCGTCCGGTACAAGATCCCTGCTGAGGATACACTGGATCGTGAAGTAGCTCCCGATACTGCAGAGAACAGGGAGAAGATCACCAATCGCTCTACGTCATTCAGTGCAAATACTGGCGACTACATCTGGGTAAAACGTGCAGGTAGCGAATACATTCCTTTGCACTCAAGTGGCGGCACGTCAACACCTATTATTCGATTTGAAATTTTTGAATCTGATTGCGAAGGTCGATCAGCAATCGTTCGAGTGCTGTCAAATAATGGTAGCGTGCCAGGATCATATGAAATATACGGTGAAATTGAGCAGGACGAGCAGGGGCAAGATGTGCCGTCAAAATTTGTAGTAGTGTATGATAAAACTGGATGTTTTTTGAACGAAAGTAATATCAACTTGCAGGATCGAATTGGGTACGCAACGTATTTAACAGGTCGCCCTAAATATCCGTACCAACCGTGGACGGGTTTTGAAGTCACGTCGTTGGCGGAACAGCAAACGGAATGCGAGGCGTTCTGATGGCAGATGACCCGTTTTTTCGGAAGCCTATTCGCACGGCTAAAGGCGGGGGCACAAAATGCACCACTTGCGAAATCACCACAGATTGCAACGAAGCTACAAAATGTTTGTTTCCCTTTTTGTGTGTGTCGCTAAACATGCCATCTTGCGGGTACGAAGCAACTTTGTTAGGAGCGTCTCAATACTTTGGGGCTGTATCATACAACTGCAATATACAAGCGTTTGACCTGTCGTTCCTGTGCGGTAGTTACCTAATCGATTTGTACCTCACATATGAGTTGGTATCCGGTACGCCATCTGCGGTTTTACGAAGCGACCAATTGGATCTTGAAGTATCGCACGCATTTACAGACGACATCAATGCAAGATGCCCTTATTGGGAATTTGATTTAGGCAATGGAGATGTAGTATCTGTTCGCAAATACAACATGGTAAGTCTTGGTCAGCAAAAATGTATAAATAGCGGTCCAGACGACTGTACAGGAGGGCGATGCCTGCCGCAACGATTGTGTGCTGAGGTATTCACTTTAGATGACCCTGGAGTAGCCAAACGCACTACTCTTGAGTGGTACATAAACGACACGGTGTTAGTAGACCCTGAGTGCTGTTGCAATGCCAATACTATGCCAAGTGTATTGATTGCACGGATTGTAAATTTTTCAGACGGATGCACTTGTATTGCACCAAAGAGAACAGGGACTCAATACTACACAGAGTCGCAGGCTGGAAACGAGATCACTGACCCCGGCTCGCTCTTGCATCTACAGCACAAGTTGGCGTATGCCTCCGACCCGTTTGTATCTGGATACCCAAACATACCAGAAGGGTCTGACATTTGGTTATCTGAAGGAGTCTTGGCTGACTCTTTAGCGTCACTGTGTCCATCCCCGTTTCAAATAGAGACCCCGTACACTATTGAAGTGTACGCTCGACTTGTACTGTGGTGCGACGTTACAACTGGAACATGGCAGGCTTGCTTTGAAATTGTCAATTATACTGCGTCTGTCGCGGCGAATAACACAGACTATCTGATACCATTTAATGAAGCCAACATTTACTCTAACGTGTACCGAATCAGTGATGCTAAAATTTTAAGTTGCAACCCGTTTCAAATAAAGTTATCAGGCATTGTCGAGACTGAGTTTTGCCAAAACACTGATAGTGATTTTGGTACAGGAGTTTTAGAGTTAATTGTTGGAGAGTTTCAAGGTTGGGTAGGCTCAAACCCAATAGACTATACAAAAAAGATAACACTATATTCTGAACGCATAAACACAGCGGCATTAGTTCAAACGCTAACTAGCGATTGTCTTCCAAAGCTGCACATCGAAACAACTACGAATACATTCAAAGGTCGTAGAGATGAATGGTCTATTAGTGAGATATGGCCAGAGCATGTATTCACTGGTTGCGAATTTGCTGTAGCGTCACAACCACCGCACCACTACATATACAAAGTTATTGTATACCCTGAAAAATGTACTGGCTGCGACGAACAAACAGAAGAAGATCCTTATGGTGCAGTAACAGTTGCGTGTTGTTCCCAACCCGTGCCAAGAATACTGTATGCAACAGCGTATGAAGACAACGACTGCCCTTGTGCTAATGACGTGGTAATTGTCCTTATCTACGATGCTCAGGAAGAAGCATGGTTAGGCGAGGCAGTATTTGGATTTTCTGAAGGGTGCGGCACATGCAGTGTTAATATGAGACTCGGCTGTGACGATTTAATAGGCTCTCCTGTTTGGAAACTGCAGTGGGGTTTTAATGGAAATATAGATCATGTGTGGGTTCCGCAGGTGCCTGTATCAGATCCAGCGTTTAACTGCATCCCTTTCTTGTGGGAGACTCGATCCGTGTCGTCTAACACATGCTGCAACCCTTCTTTTGCAGCGTCTTTTTTCCACTGGGTGATTACGGAGTAATATCGTGAAACCAGTGTCTTGCAATAATTTGAAAGGACGACTTCGATACATTTGTGAAGGCTCTGACGAAAATGGGCATCCTATTGACATGCTTCCTGAAAAACGGCTGGCATATTTGAAAAGTATATTTCCAGACCGAACAATCGAAGACCTTGTAGCCCACATGCAGAATCAATCGTCAGGCGTTAAAAAAACAGGTCTTGGGGATATCGTAGCTGCCGGAATTAAAATCGCTACAGCGGGGCTGGTCAAGCCCTGCATTCCGTGCGAAAAACGTAAGCAGTGGCTTAATGAAATAAACTTCCGAAAAGTTATACCGTTCTTAGCACCAAGACCCATATCCAACGACACTCGCAGAAACTTGTTGATGCACTTATGGCCAACAGGCAATGGAGCCTGGCAGTGGAATCTTGACCAAATTCTTAGTCGCAAACATGTCTTCACGGGCCAAGTTGTCATAGGTGTTGCCGAAGGTCCGGGCACAGCCTCGGCCTCGGAGGTCGCAGAGTATGCAGCAGAGTTAAACCCAAAGGTTTTTTCAGTGCCGAACAACCCCCGCATTCGCGAAGGGGCGACCTTTCAAAAGTTACTGTCGTCCGTTCAAAACGACAAAGATAGTATTACGTTTTTTTGCCACGGCAAAGGTGCTCGTCACGGAGGAGCTTTTGGGGATAAAGGGTCAACGATTCAAGACTGGACAGAAACCATGTATCGATCTTGCCTAGACGATGTAGATCGAGTTGTGCTGCACCTAAAAACAGCGGCTATGACTGGGCCTTTCCGCCGATTCGGGAGTTTCAAGACTCCGGGAAATCACAGGTGGCACTATTCTGGAGCGTTCTACTGGTTTAGAAACGCCGATGTGTTTGAACGTAACTGGCAAAAAATGGATATGTTTTTCTTTGCTGTAGAATCATGGCCAGGATTGATGTTTCCGGCAGAACAAGTATCTTGTTTATTTCACGACAACGCTGGCGACTTATACCTGAAGTCGTACTGGGATAGTGCGGTACAGGCCGAGTTGAAGATAAACATATAAAACACGAAATAAAAAACAATGAATACCACGCAGGTTAAACTATTGTACAATGTACTGCCAGCAGCCGTTTTGCGATCAGTGTCCGCATCATGGCCTAGCGTGGATTGGAATGGTTGGCATCGATACAAAGGATTTACCGCAGACAAATACGGTCTCCTGCACGTTAGCCTTTTACCAGAGGCTTGCCGAGAAGCAATACGCCTGCTTGCAATAAGCGTGGCCGACATGGTAGAAGATTCTTTTATTGACTACGACCTGCACGCTGCGGGTTTGCACCAGATACCTCCAGGCGGTTTTCTTGGCAGGCACCAAGATGCTGAGAAACACCCCCTTCGGCCTTGGGTCCGCACGCACTCCATTATATTGTTTTTAGACAATTTCCAAAAAGAGGACGGCGGTTCACTGGTGTTAGAACCGGACATTTTGATTACTCCAGAAGCCAATATGGCTGTTGTATTTCAAACACCTAATACATGGCACTATGTGCAGAAGACAGCAGAGACAGCCCCTATGCGGAGAACATTAGCCTTGTTTGCGTGGACAGAATCGTGTGGTTTTGAAGGAGCCACTGCCGCTAGATTTGAAGCGTAGCTGCCTTTGAACACTACCTGTTTTTATTGATACACTGCAAAAACTTGTTTCTTTTAGTTGGAGTTTGACATGCCTGCTGTTGTAGCACCTACATCTCGGCATGTCTGTGGTTGTGTTCATGACGGCGAAGTCAAAGAGTTTGAAGCATGGGCTAAACCTCAAACCAAGTCCTTGTACTTCGGACTCAGGCCAACACCGTCTAGTCATCGCAGGGTTCTCTGCGATCCCGGACACGAAGACGTATTAACCAGACTGGTAAATCAGTGGAACAAGGGACATGACCGCCCACAGACTGATGTACCTTACGTCAAGGGCCGATGGCAGTATGCCGTGACTACGGTTCAGTCTCGATTCGAGACAACCCTACAGCCAACAATGAACAGTCTGGTCGATGCAGGCTTCCCTGACCCAGAACTATTCGTCGATGGTCCGTGGATCAACTACGGTGACGTATGCAATTACAACCGTGTTCACTTCAGAGGGGCCAACATCCGCACGTTCAGTCACTGGCACCTGACTCTGCTGGAACTCTACAACAGAGATCCGTGGGCAGAATACTACGCAATCTTTCAGGATGACTTCGTAGCCGTCAAGAATCTAAGAGCGTACTTCGAGCAGTGCAGCAAACCAGACAAAGCATACTTCAATCTGTTCACGTTCATGGAGAACGAACAGGTTGTGAAAGACCGCAAAGGCTGGGTTGAAGCAGCCTATGCTACCACTCCAGACAATACTCGCAGCCACCAGTTAGGCCGAGGTGCTGTCGGCCTAGTCTTTCCTCACGATGCTTGCGTAGCCTTGCTGTCGTGCCCTCACATGATCACTCGGCGTATGGACTCTCAGAGGGGCCACCACTCGCTTGACGGGGCTGTAGTTGAATCTATGAACCAGTCTGGATATACTGAGTACGTTCACGCTCCCAGCCTGCTTCAGCACACAGGAGAAAAGTCTTCAATGGGAAACCGAAGACATCCCGAGGCTCTGACATTTCCGGGAGAGAATTTTGATGCCCTGACCCTACTCTGAGGACAGTTATGCACCCCCGCACGGTCCAAGAGACATTGAACCAACTGAAACCGATGCAGACTTGTCAAGAATTGCCAAGACCTGCATTCATGCCAAACAGCAGTACCGAAAGAGTCGTGCTCGGTGTCGAGTCGATGAAACGACACATGACCGATGAGGGCTGGCAAATCACTAACGGTTTGGCATGTCAAGGTTACAGACACTGCGGATACAACCTTGATTATCCGCAAACGAATGTCTGCAAGATCATTGAGCACACAAACCCCGGTATCGTCGTCGTGCAGGACATTCGCGAGTGGGATGTTCAGCCGGGGAACTTCAGAGAGTCAGAAGCCCGCTTTGAGAACATTACGGCTCTACAAGACCACAACAGTCTAAACGTCACTATTCTGAAAGATGCTCACCAAAATCCTCTGTACCACCGTCAGGCTGCGATTGACATGGCTTGTCACGCATGGATCGTGTACTACCATCCGAGGATTGTGAAATGTCTTGCACCTTACGTTCGAGAGCAAGATTTAATTCGGACTTACCACAGTCTAAATCCAGACGATATTCCATTATGGAACAATCAGCGAGAGGGGGTAGGAATGTCTGGAGCAATGTCCTCAGTCTATCCTCTTAGACAGCGCATACGACAGTTTCAAGCAAAACTGAACATGACATGGCTCACTCACCCAGGATATCACCGTAAAGGCTGCTGTACGCCAGAGTACCTGCAATTTTTATCACGATTTAAGGTCGCGGTTTGTACCAGCAGTCGCTACGGGTACGCTCTCAGAAAAATTATTGAGGCTACTGCTGTAGGCTGTCGAGTTATTACGGATCTACCAGTCGATGACGTACTGCCAGAGATTGACAGTAATCTGATTCGTGTTCACCCAGACATCAATATAAAATCACTGCAATGTGTTCTCGAAGAAGCAACAGCAAATTACGATTACGAACGTCAATATGATTTTGCATGTAAAACTACAGTAAGGTACAACTACAATACTGTGACTTCTTATCTAGCTGATGCTCTTGAAGCTAAAAGGATGGAATACGATGAACGAGCAAGAATGCTTAGAACAAATGGTTGCCCCTAACCAGAGACGACCGGGAAAGTTTCGTGAAGGTGTCATGCAGATCCACCTGACAAGAGCCTGCGACCTCGCTTGCAGTAACTGTACTCAAGGAAGTCAGTTTCGTGGCAAGTCCACATTCATATCACTAGAGAACTTCGAGATTGCCCTGAAGTCAATGAAAGGCTACTGGGGATTGATCGGGATCTTTGGAGGCAATCCTGCATTACACCCGCAATTCGATGACATCTGTTCCATCCTCAAAAACTATTTCCCGAAGCAGCAGTGTGGTATCTGGTGTAATAATCCTCGCGGTAAAGGCGGCATCATGCGGGAGACATTCAACCCGCACATGAGCAACCTGAACTGTCACTTGAACCAGACAGCTTACGATGAGTTCAAGGCATCATGGCCGGAGTCAAAGCCGTTTGGCAATCAGACAGACAGCCGACACTCCCCGGTTCACGGTTCAATGATCGATCTCGATATCCCCGAGGAACGTCGATGGGAATTGATTAGCCAGTGCGACATCAATCAACATTGGTCTGCAATGATCTGTGAGTTCCGTGGTCAGGTGCGTGGGTTCTTCTGTGAGATTGCAGGCAGTCAAGCTATCCTCAATCAGCACAATCCAGAGTACCCAGACACCGGCATTCCAATTGTAGCAGATGAAGGTTCAGGCATCGCATGGTGGCAGAAGTCGATGACAGAGTTTGCTCCACAGGTTCGTCAACACTGCCACAACTGTTTAGTGCCCCTTAAAGGCCACGGCTCTCACGCCCAGCACGACAATGTGACTCATGTGACCCAACAGTATAGTCACTCAAACCTGAAAAATGGACTGTTGCAAATTTTGAGTACGGAAGAGGAAGTTCATTCAACCGACCGACCTGTCATTAAGTATTTAGGAACTTGACATGACTCCGTTAAAAGCGTTTATCGTGTGCGTAGAGTATGCTGATTTCCTTTCCAGAACTTTGCCTATCAACAAACATCACTTCTCTGAGATCCACGTTATTACAACTCGCAAAGACCGACCAACGCACACCGTCTGCAGTAAAAACAAAGTAAACTGTCACCATACTAAAGCGTTCTACCTAAACGGAGCGTATTTCAACAAATACCTTGCACTAGAAGAGACATTCGATGCTGTAGGTCGTGATGGTTGGATATGTATTATGGATGCTGATGTTTGCTGGCCCAACCATATTGACTGGTGCTTCCACCATCCTGACGGTTCGGTATCTCCTAGTACACTCGAACCTAGTATGGCACACATGCACCCCGGATATCTATACACTCCACTTCGCCGGATGATGTATGACGTACCTGATCATTTACCACAGGAACCATATTGGAAACAATTTCCACTGCACAAACAACAAGTTGAGTGGGCGGGTTACACTCAGATATTCCACGGTTCGGACAAGCACCTTAGTACAGCACCGTGGCATCAGACAAACTGGAAACATGCGGGTGGAGGCGACTCGTTCTTCCAGCAAAAATGGTCTACCGCAGAAAAGCTGCGACCACCATTTGAGGTACTACATCTCGGACACGATGGTCGAAACTGGTGCGGACGAGTTACTATGACTCTAACCGGAGAAACTAATCCACATGCAGGTATTCGAGAAGAAGCTCTGAGAGATATGTTGGCAGCCCGTCATCGCACAAAATCTTACGAATCGGAGAAATTCTGAAACAAATTGAAAGATTTTAGTTTGACATGACGATCCTGCTTGCTAGACTGCCTTCCGTGAGGCAACTAGCCGCAGGATCGTTTCATTACTTTAGTGGAGTTCACCCCCATGTCGTTTGAGAATTTGTTGAAGAAGTGCTCAAAGCCAAAGTCAGAAATTGTGAGTCGTGTAGCTTGCGTGACTAAAGCATTTGCTGCTGGCGTAGTCGCTGATCACAACAGCCGCAACCGGCCATACAGCAAAGGTCTTGCTGGCATTTATGCTAACGAATTTTTGCGAGGTAAATGGAAACTAAACGGCGAACCGTTGATCTTCGACAATAAGGGTCAATGTGTCAGTGGACAACATCGCCTGCACGGTTTTTTGATGGCTCATCAGGCTCTTGAATCCGGTCAAAGCTGGCCAGATGCTCAGTCTGAATTTGATTGTGTTATCGTCTCAGGTGTCGATCCAGAAACCGCTGACAGTGTGGACACTGGTAAAGGCCGTAACCACGGTGATGTGTTATTCCGCAGTCCAATTGTTGACAGAATAATTAGTGCAGATTGGAATACGTCTGCAGCACGCCGCAAAAAGTGGACCACCTGCCTTGCAACCGCTGCACGTTTAGTATGGTTGCTTGAAGGTGGGCAGACTGTCAGCGATGCAGTGAAGTTTTTGCACAGCGAAATGCTGGCATTTATTGAGCGTCACCAGAACCTTGCAAAGTTCGTCACAATCATTTTGGACGCAGACGAAAACGATGGGGGCTACGGTGGTCTCAAAATTAGTCTAGCTTATATGGCTGCTCTGGGCTACGCATGGGCCATTGACACTGTTGAGCCTCTTGAGTCAGAAATTGTCGACATTGACTCAGACCTGACTCATAGTTTCATTGTATTCGCAGAAAAACTGGCAAGCGGTAAAGACTTCACTAAAGGTAGTGTTTGTCACGCAGTCAGTGGTTATTGGAACACGCTGTTTTCAGAAAAGGGCAGCAAAGACCGCGACCGCGAGATTATGGGTCCATTTATTAAAGCCCTGAACTTGTTGACCCCGACCTACCACGGCGATTCGGACAAGGGTAAAAAGCCCTCTGACATCAAGTTGTCTGCAAAAGAACGCGATAATTGGAGCCTATGCCCTATCGGTTTAGATGGCTGGCATACAATGTGTTTGGAAAACATTGCACGAATTAAGGCTAATGTTGCGATAGCGAAGGAAACTCAGCCAGAGCCAGAACCTGCACCTGTCCGTCCTGCGAAGAAACGGCCAGTCAAAAAGCGTGCAGCCATTGCTTTGCCTGACGATGACGGCGGGTTTGATGCAGACGGCGAAGACCTTTGATCTGCAGATGACGTGGGAACGCTGTAGGAGCCTCCAATACTCCTGCCCTACGGTCCCCGGTTCGACTCCGGGGGTCATCCTTTGTTGAAAGCACCAGCAGTCCTGCAATGGTAGGTCTCTCAGCCGCAGGTTGCTTTACAGTTGTGTCACAGACGTTACAACGCCACTGTAACACAACTATCTCCACGGGATAAAAACACGCATGAGAGATGACCGCTGTTAAACTTCATTAAACAAGTCCGTGCCCGTAATACACAGAAAGGTTTTGTCATGGCAGACGCACCCTGGAAACGATTTGAGCGGTACATTGCAGCAATGTTTTCTTCTCTCAGAAATTCACTGAGCGGAGGCAACAGTAAACTGACTCGGAGTGATAGCACTCATCCGAAGTTGTTCATCTCCTGTAAGTACACTAGACACAATCACAAGACACTGAGACAACTGCTTGGCGAAGAACGGGAGAAAGCGAAAGTTGAAAAAAAGACTGCCGTTCTGTTCATCGGGGAGTTTGACGACCGAGCTAACACAATGGTTGTGTTAGCACTTAAAGACCTGCCTGAATTTTGTAGAATGGTAAAGAATGGCGAAGTTGCAGTCGCTCAAGCAACTGTGGAACCCAGTGATAAACGGCCTAAGCGTAAGCGGGCTGGAGTTATGGCTCGTTGACAGAGTTGCGTTCGAGTGTTCCTACCTCAGAGATCTTGAAGCGGTGGAACCTTGGAACAAGAACATGCAGTTTGGGACACTGGTGCAAGCGGGCATTGAAGGGTTCATTAAGACCCGACAAGCCCGAGGTGCTGGTAAGCTGATAGCTAACGAGTTTGAAAAACAGATTGCTATGTACTCTGAGACAGAAGACATCACTTTCTGGACGATATTAGCAACACAAATGGTCAACACATGGATTAGCCTCTATGCGGAAGACCTCGATACCTACGGTATCAAACACTCAGAACGACATCACGAAATGATGCTGGAACTACCCTCCGGCAGATCGATCAAACTTCACGGTTATGTGGACGGTGAAGGCGATGATGCACTGATGGAAAACAAGTGTCGAGGGGAATGGGATGAAACAAAACTGGCTGAAGAGATTGATCTCAATCTTCAGGTCAATATGTATTGTCTGTTCCACAAAGCACAACACGGGAAACTCCCATCGACAGTCTGGTATCAACACATGCGACGACCAGCAGGTTTCGCATACAGAGGGCCAGCAAAAAGAAGCAAGGAAAGTCATGAGGAATTTGCTGGCAGATTATGCGAAGCGATAGATGGTAACAGAGATTATCACTTCTTTCGTTATTTCATCCATCCAGACGAACAACGATTCAACCGTTTTTTGCACGCATGTCTTTACCCAATGCTTGAGTGCTTTCTCGACTGGTACGAATATATGTCTCTTCCATCTAAACAAGGAGTCGTCAATAAAACACATTACATGATGCCCTACGGTTTGTTTAATCCATTCATGGAAGGAACGGCAGAGCGTTACCGTGCTTTCCGCATGTCCGGCAGTACCTTTGGTCTTAGAAAGAAGTCACGATGAGTGTTCGACCTGCACTACGTCCAACAAAGCCAGCGAGTCCCGCTGCACTACCTGCTACGCCACGAATGCGAGCAGGCGATAATCCGTTTGATGACCTGATCGATGAGTCCCCAACCCACGGTCGATTCATCCTTCTCTACTCAGAAGCCGGTGAGGGTAAGACAACCCTTGCCGCACAGTTCCCCGCACCAATGTTCATTGCGACCAGTGGCGAACAGGGTGTCCACATTCATAAGCAGCGTGCAGCTATTCCTATGTCTGTACCTGTGATTGACCTTGATCCTTTGTTCGACCAGAACAATATACCGCGAGGTACTGGACATCCGGGCTGGAAAAAACTGATGTCAGCAATTACTCGTTTCCGTGACAGCAAACATCAGTACAAGACACTGGTGATTGACAGCACAAGCGGCCTGCAGGATATCTGTTTCCAACACGCCGCATCGGTACTGTTCAACGGCGACATGACCAGCAAAGATTTTAACGACTTTCAGCGAGGTTACACTAAAGCTGCTGAGGTGTTTTGGTCTGGTATCTTCATGCCGTTGTGTCTGGAGATCGTTGCAAAGGGTCTTAACATCGTGCTGATCAGTCACAGCACAACTAAGACGGTCGCCAACCCTGTCGGTCCTGATTACGATCAGTACCAGCCGCAGTTGACGAAGGGCATCTTCAATTACACAAAGAAAGATGTCCACGCTATTGTGTACCTTGGTCGCACAGTCAGCGTGCTTAATGACGAAAAGACCAAGAAGCGTAAGGCAGTCGGAGACCGTCGATTTATCGGAGTAGCACCGAATACCTATTACATTGCAAAGTCATGGTGTGGTGAGTCCGATGAACTGGACTGTGGGACTACTCCTGCAGAAACCTACAAGGTTTTGCAGAACGTCCTCGGCATCGCCTAATAACATTCATCAATCAACTGTATGTTTAACTTCAAGTTCAGAAAGGTGTTCTAATGGTTGACAATACTCAGAACCTCGGGCTGGCTGCTCTGCTGAAGCAGAACAAAGCTCTTGCAAAGCACGCCGAGGTCGCGAAGAAAGCTCAGGCTGTCCGGGACTTTGCCGGACCTCCGGGCGAATACGTTGTGACGTTTGTCGGTCCAAAGGTGGTCCTGAAAGACGGTGCCCAGTATTTCATCCTGCAGTTCAAGTGTGACGGCAGCCTGCCTCATCAGGCACCTCACAACGGGGCCAGCATGAACGTGCTGCACAATCTGTCAGGCAATGAACGTCGCACTCCTGAGCAGTGTCTCGAAGACCTGATGCGCGACCTTCAGCGTATGTCCATCGACACAGCAGAACTTGAAATCGCTCAGATTGACACGGCTTTGAAAGGCTGCATCAATCAGGCGTTCAAGATGCGTGTTGTTCCGGGCAAAAATGACCCAAACAAAAGGTACTTCAACATCCTCGGCATGAACTGGGCGGATGAAGATGCTGCCCCAGAGCCGAGACCGGCCACTGAGCCTGCTTCGGCCAAGGTGACAATTAAGCGTACCTCCAAAAACGTCGTTAAAGCCGCTCCAGAGCCTCCAGAAGACGAATGGAATGCCGAATTGGACCATCCTACCGGGGAAGACCTCGACAGCGTTACAGACGATGCTGAAGAGCCTGAGCCAGAGCAGGATACACCTGTTCATGCAGACTACTCCCCGTCTGACTGGGTGGACTACGAAGTCCAGTACCAAGCCCCAAGGTCTCCCAAGGCTCTGACCTACAAGGTTACAGCCGCTGACGACAAGAAGCAGACTTTGACAATCGAAAGGGCAGGTAACTCTCTGACTGTTCCGTACCTGTCTGTGACTCTGCCTTGATCGTCAGTTAATTCCACCCCCGTCCGACAGCCGTGTGGAGCAATCTACACGGCTGTCTCTTTCTAGAGATATACCCATGTTGAAAATATACAATGCTGATTGCTTAGTGCAGTTGAAGTCCATGCCCGATAACAGTGTTGACTCCTGCGTCTGCGATCCCCCCTACGGAATTTCTTTCATGGGCAAGCGATGGGATTACGACGTTCCATCGGTCGAGATCTGGCAGCAGGTGCTGCGAGTCCTGAAACCGGGCGGTCATCTGCTGACGTTTGCAGGGACACGGACGCAACACCGGATGGCCTGCAGGATCGAGGATGCGGGGTTTGAGATCCGGGATTTGATTATGTGGGTCTATGGCAGCGGGTTCCCAAAATCGTTAGATGTTTCAAAAGCTATCGACCGAGCGGCAGGAGCCGAGCGGGAGGTGGTGGGGCAAAAAGTTCGGGGTGATGTGGAAAAAGCCAAGACAAGCGGCTCGACGTATGCAAGTGCTATTGCCAACAAAAACAACAAAGCAATTTTTGGATATGGAGTAGAAAATATCACCGCCCCCGCGACCGACGCCGCGAAGCAGTGGGCGGGCTGGGGGACTGCTCTTAAGCCTGCGGTGGAACCAGTCACAATGGCACGCAAACCGCTCGCCGGTACAGTGGCGGAAAATGTGCTGCAGTACGGGACGGGGGCGATCAACGTGGATGGGTGCAGAGTGGGGACGGAGACGATCACAAGCCTTCCAACTAATACAAAAAGCAATCATCACTATGCACAGGATGAATGGACAAAAACACACATAATAGGTGAAAGGAAAACTTACGCAGGTCGCTGGCCCGCAAACATAATCCACGACGGCAGCGAAGAGGTGGTGAGTCTGTTTCCGGAGACGACGAGCGGGAAAATGGCTGCAGGCACAATGCGGCACAACCGCGATGGATGGGCAGGACCAATGCCAGTGATTACAGGCGGCGAGACTTATGGCGACGCCGGCAGCGCAGCCCGTTTCTTCTATTGTGCAAAGGCAAGCAAGAAAGACAGAGGGCCGACCAACAAACATCCTACCGTAAAACCTACAGACTTGATGAGATATTTATGCAGGCTGGTAACACAGCCAAACGGATTAGTCCTTGACCCATTCATGGGTAGTGGATCTACAGGTAAAGCCTGCGTACTTGAAGGTTTCAACTTCATAGGTATCGAGATTGACAAAGAGCACTATCAGGAAGCACGCAAGCGGATTCTGGAAGCCAAAGCAAAGAAAGGGGGTTGACGTATGCTCGTAATCGACACCGAAACAACAGGACTCCATCTGCGTGCTGGCTGGTCCACAGTCTTTGCTATTGGAATGTTCGACGGCAGTACCTATCGAGCAGAAGAGTTGCCTATCGATCCCGTGACTCGTAATCGTGTGGGTGAATTCTCACGAGACATCAAGATCGCTGTCTCTGCTGCGAACATGCTGGTGTTCCATAACGCCATGTTCGACATTAAGGCTTTGTGTGAGGCTGGTATTCTCGACTGGGAAGAACCGAATTGTCCTGAGTTCTGGGACAAGGTGCTTGATACAATGCACCTCGCTCACCTGTTCAACAACACAGACCGTCAAGGTCTTGATGCTCTTGTACTCAAATACTTTGGTAACAAGTATGGAGAGGAACATGAACTTGTCGATACCGTCAATGCCTGCCGCCGACTCATCCGCAAGCACAACAAGTCCCTCCCAGAAAACAAACAGTGGAGCATTGCCGAGTACCAGAGCGGACATCCCGGAATGCGAGGGTGTGGCAAATCTACTGAATTCGCTCGACTGGACTACTGGCTACCCCGAGCAGTTCTGCGAAGCATACCAGCGTCTGCTCGCCCGAAACTCCCGGATACTCTTCTCAGTGGAGTGCTCAAAAAATACCTCAAAGCAGACGTGACTAACACCCACGATCTTGCACGCTTCCTAATGGCTGGCGTGCAGGATGAAACTCGTGCTCAGATGATGCAGCATGACCCGCACATGCTTACGTCTCAGCCAAGCGATAAGGTCATGGAATGTCTGAACGTGAACCGTCAGGTCATGCCTGTCATGTGGGGCATTGAAAACACTGGTGTCTGGGTCCACAAGGCTAAGCTGCAGGATGCTATTGAGTCCTGCGAGAGATTGATTGAGCAACTCACAGAATCCTGTCAGACAATCAGCGGACTCGAAGAGTTCAACGACGCAGACCTTCGCTGGCTATTCTATGACAACTGGAACATGAATCAACTGAAGGTGACAAAGAAGAAACAGGAACCCTCAGTCGATGCAGAGACACTGGTACGCCTGCATGATGAAGCACAGCCCGGCAGTCCTGAGTACATGTTCCTCGCCCAGTTCCTTTCCCTCAGAAAGTACACGAAGAAACTGGAGTACCTGACTTCCTACTCAGAGAACCGCACCGACAGTGGTGTTATCTATCCGTCATTCAAAGTGACTGGCACAAAGACAACACGCATGTCAGGCAACAACCCGAATCTGCAGCAGGTGCAGAAAGCCGGGAACCCCTATGAAGATGATCATCCAGAAATTGCGAAGTGGCTCAAGCACAGTCCGAGTATGCGTAGTGTGTTTGGTCCGCCTCCAGGCTACTGGTGGTTAGACTGTGACTACTCTCAGTTGCAGTTGCGTATCTTTGCTGTAGTCACCAACGAACAAGAGATGATCGATGCTTTCAGACGTGGATGGGATGCACATGACTTCACGGCCCGTAGGATCTTTGGCATTTCAGATAGTGACTCTCCTTCCAAGGCCCAACGACGCATCGCAAAGAACGTCAACTTCGGTTTCATCTTTGGTGCCAGTCCGAAGAAGATCGAGCAGACTGCGGGTGTCCCTGGGTTGTGGGGTACAGTTCTTAAACTATTCCCGAACGCCCATGCTTTCATCGAAAAGACGAAGCGAGAGATTGCGGAAACTGGCATCGTCTACACAGCAGGGCGAAGTGGTATTGAAGACACCGGGCCAACCGGATCAGGTTATCCCCTGCATCTGGACATCGCATTCAATCAGTGGTCAGGTCGTGATGAGTTCAAAGGTCACGCCGGGGTCAACTACATCGTACAAGGAACCGAGGGCGTCATAGTCAAACGAGCCATGCGTTACTGTTACGATTATCTTCTCCAGAACTACCCTGCGGGAAGAGTCGCATTGCAGTGCCATGATGAACTTGTATTCGAGATGCCTGCTAAGTTCCCGAAGAAGCACGTCTGGGGACTGGTAGACTGTATGGAGCGTGCAGCACTGGACTACGGGGTGGAAGCCCCTGTAGATCCAGAACTGGTGGTAAATGGCTGGAACAAGTCAGTAAAGATCAGGAGATAAATATGAAACTCTTTGACCATCTTGAAATACCCTACGAAGACGACGCCGACAAACAGGACTACACGATTCAGTGTTTATACTGCGGCTCAGACAACTGCAGTATCAGCAAGGCTGATGGCAACGTCTGGCAGTGCTGGAAGTGCCATGAGTCCGGCAATGCTCTAACACTGATGCAGAAGTTCTATGCTGAACTGCCAAGGCTGACACCGAGCACTGCCCGTCAGTTCCTTGCAAAGAAGAAGGGCGTATCATTTCGCACAATGGTGTCAGAGGGTCTCAGGTACGACGGTCAGTATTACTGGTTCCCAGTCTGGAATCAGAATGAAAAGCTCGTTGCTCTGCACAAGTACAGTGTGAAGTCTAACATTGCTTATGCCAGTCCTAAACCGTGGTCCTGCAGCGTGCTCGGTCTGTCACAACTTACCTCTTCCTCAGAAATCTACATTGCCGAAGGTCATGCAGATTATCTGGTCATGCGTGAGTTGCTGAAGAACTCAAAGATCGACTTGCTGGGAACCTGCGGCTCAGGCTTCAGCGGCAACTATCTGCATGTTCTGCGAGACAAGGATGTAACCCTGCTGTTTGACAATGATGATGCTGGTCGTCAGGGGGTGCAGTCTGTTGCTCGACGACTCAAGAGCACTGGTACTTCAGTCAGCAGCATCAAGTTCCTCGACTGGTCAAAGATTACACTGTCTGAACACTCTGTAATCCCCGACAAGTTCGACATCCGAGACCTAGTACTTTCACTGAGGGATGCGTGATGAACATACTTGCAATCATCCAGTCTGCACTCACAGAAGTTGATCTGAACGAAGTCATCAGCGTCCAGCCTCAGCAATGCAACTCATTCACTCGCCTGATGGAAATTTACCGACAGGACATGACAGTCACTCAGTCTCTCGAAGACTGCATGGCTGTCTGCATGGCTGTGCATGTAGCTGTAGCCCTCGAAGGTGATCCGCTGTGGATGTACCTCGTAGGAGCACCTTCTTCCGGCAAGAGCACAATCTGTGAACTGTTGGGAAGCGATGAGATCCATACCCGAGCCATGTCTAAGTTCACCGGACTGGTCTCAGGATCTCGACAGGGCACGCACCTTGTTCCTATGTTTCAGGGGAAGTGTGTTGTCGTGAAGGATGGTACAGTCCTGCTCGACTCTAACCCTCAGACAATCAGCCAAGTGTTCGGAGAACTGCGAGACATCTTCGACGGCTCGCTGGAAGCCCACTACCGTAACGGTGTCTCTGCATCATTCTCAGGAATCAGCTTCGGCATGATCATTGGGATGACCGAGAAAATCTACGGGATGAACATGTCAGCATTGGGAGAACGCTTCCTGCACGTTCGACTGGAGACTACACGCGATACCGAGGTCATCCGTAACAAGCGTGCTATCGAGTCAATCTTCAACACAACAGGCCGATCACTCAGCGAAGGGAATGAGATCGGAGACCAGCGTAGTTTTCCTGTTCAGAGATCCTTCACGGCAGGATTCCTGTCTCACCTGCATAGCAAAGTCAGACAGGAAGACATCCTGAAGCCGAAGTACACTCAGGACGATATCGACCTGATCCAGTCTCTTGGCGATATGATTGCCTGCAGTCGTGCTCAGGCACCTCGCAGCCGTGAGTTCGGTCAGAATGAACTGCTGTACGATGCTGTCCCAGAAGCGTCTACGCGAGTGGTCAAGCAGATAGCCCGTCTGGCTCTAACTCTCTGCTACGTCTACGGCACAAATCGCATTACAGCCCCTATACGTCGTTTGCTGGTCAAGACGGGCCTTGATACCAGTTATAGCCGCCAACACGCTCTAATACGCTCTGTGGCACTCTCAGAGGGTCTTAACAGGAGCATGATCGCCCAGAAGTCTAGTATCCCGCTGGAAACTGTTACAAGACGTATGGACGACCTGACTTCACTAGGTATCCTGTATGAAGCAACCGATAGCCGCCCTGACCGTGGCCGAGTAGTTCCCAAAATCTACTGTACCAACTGGGTACAGGCAGCATTCAGGAAAGTCGAAGAACATGCGTTTCCCGATGAAGAGGATACCCGACCCAAACCGCCAGCGGGAACCAATCGCAGGCCACATAAAAGGCGTTAGACGTAAGGGTCGGACTAAAGAGCGTTTCCAGATCCTGAGCAGAGATGGATTCGTCTGTAATAGCTGCAAGGAGCCTTACCCCGAGCAGAACCTCGAAGTGGATCATATCATCCCGCTATGGCAGGGCGGGCCTGACGAAGAATCAAACCTGCAGACGTTATGCAAGAAATGTCACCGCCAGAAAACTCTGTACGAATCAGGACTCAGGAGACCTACTAATGGTTAAGCGGCCACCACCCAGCAAAAAGTACCCTTACCTCACAAGCGTCCTTCAGGCTCGCAAAGCCTTGAGTAACCCCCACAAATCGTCTGGACAGTTTAACTCTGCCAATGCCGAACTCGCCACAATACGCTTCGATGGAGTAGTAGCGATGAACCGACAAGGATCGAACAAAAATTTACGCCAGCGTAGACTGCCATTCCCTGACAGCCCAAACTGCTGGCACTGTTATGACGACGGTATGATCGACATCGGCAATGTGAGCAACACAGACATCGAGATAAACTCATGTGTTCGTCCTGTCCCGCCTGTTATGATTCCCTGTCCGCATTGCAGGCAACATATCAGCTTCACCTCAGAAACTGATCAGGCGAATCTGGATGCACTGTTGGGTTACTGATCGTAAATTTCAAACCAAAAAACCCTCGGACGGGATACCCCCTCCGAGGGTTTTATTTTGAATGTTACTTTTATTTCTCAAAAAACAGCCCGTTTACCTGCAGCACCCCAGTTTTCAGTAACAACACAAATTGATCTGACATAGTGATTAACGATTGTAATTTGCCAAATGTAATGACAGTATCATGCCCTTCCTGTCTGCTTTGAATTTGTTCAGCTACACAGCAATAGACTAAGGTAGCAGCTTCTAAAGCCTCTGGATGCGGCTTAAACATCCTCCAGACAATAACGTCTGTTGCCTGCTGTAATATCTTAATAGCTGTATACATGTATTCGCTGCGAATTGTATCTGCATGTTGTTCGCAAAATTCAATGAAGTCTGGGTCCATATGAATCATTTGCAGTTGCATGGGATCAATTTTGTACCGCTGGAACGTGTTGACCCGGATGTCAGAAATTATTTTGCGAGTTTTGGCATCTCGCATATGTCCGACCAACAATGATGAAACATTGAGCGACCCTTCCCACTCGCACGACTCTTGAATAAATTCTTCGACGGTATCACAGTCAGATTCTTCCAACATATCGTCTTCGTGACCGTCCATTATATCACGAAGTTCATTGAGCATAAATATATCCATTGAAACCATGACTGAAGGCTGCTTAGGTCTGCTATGCGGTCCATCGCCACGTTTTTTGCGATCAAAAAATCCCTTGATACGGTTAGTCATTGTTCTGTCTCCTGATTGAGTACAAGCTGAATCCCGCCGACTGTCTGCCTCACCTGAGTCACGTTCCACCGTTCAATAGTATTACGTTTCCCTCTCAGAAATACATCCCCAAGCATGGTCAAATCTTTTGCTTGACTGCCCTGCAAATCCTTATGCGTCAATTCGATTGTCTGTCTCTGAGTCACTGCTCAAACTCCCAAAAAATCTCAGAGGGGGGTAGACAACTGGTTAAAGGCACCCCAAAAGTGTTTATCCCCGAGAATACGCTTTGAGCCGGGTCTGATGATCTTCCCAATCAAAGACGTATCCCCGTGCGGGGGTGCGACAATACGCAACCCCGGCCCTTTCTTGTCTACGACAGCAGCAACATTAGCCTGATCATGCGGGGCGTAGAATGCTGCTGGTCCGTCAGTCAATCGTGGTTCGTCGAGTACCACGATTGACGTTACCACGTTTTCACGGGGAACACGGTTAGTCATTATTCTTCCTTCGCGATAACACATAATCAACTACTGCGCTGCCAAGCACGATAAACCCAATTGTGAAAAGCACGGCAAAACAAAATGTTTCAATGCAACACAGATTCACTGTTCAGCCCTCCCGATGAACCAGCCGATAACCCACACAAACGCCAACAACCACACACACAATAGAACCATAGTTATCTCCCAAAAATACCCCGGATTGCTCCGGGGTTGCAGTTGTATTGTCTCATTGCGAATGAATCCACCACCTTGCTTGCGTTACCAATCATTTCGTGCAGCCGCTGGACTGTGCCCAAATGCCCGTAGTGAAACGGGCTGGGAATGCCAGTCCTGTCAGCCACTGGCAAGGTGTCAACGAATTCCTGCAGGTTGGCCAGCCCGGCCCGCAGTTCTGCAACGCACCGCCAGTAGTCTGCAACTGCCTGTTCATTCTTAACGCTCATCGTGCCCTCCAGTATTCAAGTCGAAAAGGTAAACCCCGGACAACTCCGGGGCTGCGTTTGTCTGTCAATGGCAGTGTGAGATTGCTCGTTTCGTGTAGTACCCCAAAGCCACCGATGAATGAATCGCCCGAATTACCTCTTCCTTCGCCTGTGCCGTGAACATCATTGC